AACTTTTGCTGCTTTCTTTTTATCTGTAACTCCCGTAGTTCTGTTAACGCGCTCCCCGAGGTAGACGCCTCTAATCGACCAGTTCGGGCTTTTGTCTTTTCTCGGCGGGTAAAGTTTGAGTGACATCTCGGTAAATCCTCAATCAAAAGCGCATAATCATGTTCGGTAAAAACTCGGGATCTGCCAAGCATCCTGCCATAGGGTTTTCCCTTGAGAAAGTCCTGCAGCCAACGCACTGACTTCCCTAGCCTTTCAGCTACATCACCCATGTAGAGAAGATCAGTTTTAGCCATTATTTATCCTCATACAACGATCGTCTTGGCGGTAATTTTAAAGGCTCTTTCACCGCTTTTGCCTGTTTCGGAAATCCGCTGCCGCGCAAGCTCGGTTTTTTTCTGACGCCCAAATGTATCGCTTCTCGTCTCTTCGCCTGCGCAATTTGCTTAACGTCGCTTTTTGTTTTTTCGTCATGGCAAGGCGTGCAAAGTAACTTTGCATTTTCAATAGTCGCTTCACCGAGAAGCCCATCTGGTCGAACATGATCAATTTCCCAACGCTTAGCTAATGCGCCGCATTCTTCACAAAAGACTTTGCCATCTACGGTGGCGCGCTTAATACACGCCACTTTCACTGCTTTGCTAAATTCTTTTCTAGCCATCAGTCTTGCGGGATATCCTTAATGCGTAACCATTCAGCATCATCATTTGATACATCCAAAACCCACATTGAACTGTCGTCGCACAAAGCGTAAAGCGCCTGGCCACTTTCTCCATAACCGTCCTGGTATGATCCAGAAGTAATCATCAATACTTCTCTCATAGCTTCATCTCCGCACGATTGTTTGCCTCTTCACTCATTTGTTCACTGTGACGCATACGCAGCCAATCTGATTTAACTTTAGCTATGTTTGCATCTTTACGAGCGGCAACCATTCCTTTGATATATGTTTGCCATTCCTCACTGCTCTTAGCGAGCATCTCTGCTTTGCTTACTGACGTATCGCCATTTGATACATATTTCTGCATCATCTCGCTGAGCGTTGCCGACTTACATTCTTCTAAAAGATCGGCCACAGCATTCAGCTGAACCCATTCTTTTGCAGCTTCTTTCCAGCGAAAACTAATAGTCTCGTCTGCCATCAGTCACCCCAATGAAACTTTCGTTTAGGAATAAAGAGGGGCTTAGCCCTCTTCATTAAAAAGGGACATTATCATCCAAATGTGAGCTGACTTGTTTTGCCGGCGCAGCTTCGCCTTTACGTTTTACCTTGCCAGATAAAAACTCACCGTTTTTGCCTTGTCGAAGCTTGGCATCTAGGTAAAATTCATTGCCATCTTCGTCGATTAATGTGCCACGCCAATCAGCGTGCCAATCCTCGGTCTTGCGATCGTTTCTATTCAATGTGAATGTGTTGCGTTTATCAAAGTCACTCATGCTGCATCCTTACCTTTGATTAAAGTTTGTTGATCAACGTATGCTTCTTTCATTGCTTCACGATCTGCTGGCTGCAGGCAGCTAAGCGTAATTGAATTTTCTACGGACCATTCACCAAGCTGCTTTGTCGAAAGGCATAGAGACAGCAAACCCATTAAGCGATCGCGTTCTTTAATCGACTTTTGAGTATCGAACATTTCTGCTTTTGCTGGTCGCTTTGGCGCAGATACTGCAGACACAGCTGCGTTTCCGTCATCATCTTCTTCGCCGGCAATACCGACCAGGCTAAACATGCTATAGCGACGGCTATAAGTAAGCGCTGATCCCATATCTTGCTGCTTAGCTGGGAAGGCACACACCGGATACTCAGCCTCAATCCACTGGCCGGATTTATGCGTTAAACGCGTATCCAGCATCAGTATATTGCCCTCGACCCTAGTAGCTTGGACGACTGCAATATTGTGCTTTGATAAGCACTCACGCACGATGTTTAAGCCTGTATCGAGAGTGGCGTATTTGGATTTGAAATGCGGGTTGTTTCCATCCTTAGTTGGATTAGACAAAACACCCTGCGCTTTAGCGAGATCCAATGATATCTCGTTTGTTTGTTCTGACGTTTTCATGATTTTTCCTTACGGATTGTTATTGCGCCGGTCTTAGACCTGGATGCTTTAATGCCGTGGCCAAATGCTTCTTGGACATCTGGCTCAACAAGTTCTTTGATGCGTTTTGTTGCTGCATCGAATGCTTTTGCGGGGCCGTAATGCATGTGCCAATCGCCGGCAGCATCTGCCCAAGAATTATTTCCGGACATATCGACCTTGCGCACAGCTTCTATGGGCGCCGGAACATGAACAGCAATTGGCTCCTCACCAGATTGCACGCATTCCCAAAAATGACGTTCGGCGGCTATTAATTGATCCTGGTAAATTGGGTCAGCATCGACCTCAAATACCTTCCATTTCTGAGTGCCAAAAAATACGCTCAGAAACGCTTTCTGATGGCCGCAGACACGCATGTTGTGTTGTAGCTGTGGAAAGTAGCGCTCAAGTATAGCTTCCTCTGTTTGGAACGCTGATACATGCTTGGCTTCAAAGACAGCTATATTTTCTATTTCGCCGTCTAATGTGCAAAGCATAAAAGAAAACTCAGCGCTGATCTGTTGATCGCCCTGGCGCGTTACAGTTTTTCCTGTTTCTTCCTCGAACCAGGTGACGTTGAGAGCCTCGGTGAAAGAACCCATACGAACCGGCAGAACGCGTGACAGATCTTCCGGCTCGATTTCACCGCGCTTTTCTTTCCAAAGGCGCAGGATTTTCTCTGCGTCACCAGACATGATGGTGTTAGCGTCTGATCCACCCAGACCTTGCTTGCGGAAAGCCTTTTGCTGTTCAGTTAGCATCAGCTGGCCTCCCATATCCTGACATCACGTTGTTAAACGCTTCGACAGCCTCGAGAGCGCGAGCGTATGACCGCGCTGGGATGTGGATAGAAAGATCAGAGATGATCGTCTTGCGATCTCTAACTTCGATCCAGGTGGAGACATCTCCACGCTGAACCGAAAGATGGATGTCGCCTTCTGCGTGAAATGCGATGGTGCCGCTTTTCATTAGTGCACCCCATTAACTTTAGGATGCAAAATGTTTCTTTTTCCAGCTTCAAGAATGAGATCTAAAATTGAAGCGGGGATGTTTATTTTTTCAATAATGTCTAACAGCGCATCATCGGGAATTTCATTCAAAGGGATCAGTTTAACCCCTGGCAATTTGTCGATCATTGCTGACCTCCAAAAACGTATGAGCCAACAACGAAAACTGCGCCGACGACAACGCTAGGAGCGGCGAACAAAGCGCACGCTATCTGTAGTTCCGACATGACAACCTCCTGCCTGGTATGACAAGAAGTATATCGAAATATTTTCGATTAGCAATAGTCAGTTCGAAATATTTTCGACTAAAAATATTATAAGCGGCCCACTTGACCGTGACAGACAAGAGAACGAATATGGAACATCAAAACTGTAAAAGCATGGATTTATAATATGACTGATCAAGATTTGAGGTTTATGGCATTGAATTTAGCTTCCCAATTCCCAGAAGATGTCAACGACGCCATTAGATTGCACGCAATCATTGGAGAGCTGATCACTCAATGGCTTTATGGAGCCAAACAAAACGAAATACAGAGCTAATTTTGTTCTTCGGATGCAACTAACTGCTTTACAAGGCTTTGAGGTAAAGCGGCCATATCTCCTAGATAAATGTAATCTAAGGACGCGCCTGTTAGTCGTCTTATTTCGCTAGCTTGCGGAACCGGAATAAGACCTCTTCCAGCTTCCCAAACATGATAACGCTTGTGGTCGATCTTCAAACATTTGCCCATTTCGACCTGGTTTTCGATACCCAAAACACCACGAAGAAGGGCTAAACGCCTGCCAACCGCCTTCAAGTAGGGGTCACTCATAACATTGCACCGCCTGTCAATGGTTAATAAATAGTTAAAAGCAAAATATCAACAAAAAATTTTAGATCGACCGAAAACTTTTTCCTTAGTTAAGATCGAAAATAATTCGACACATATTGACGCATCGAAAAATTTTCGATAGCTTCGGAAAATGCTTACGTCACTAAAATCATCCGCTGAAGTCATTGATGCCCTAGGCGGGACAAAACCATTAATTGAGCTTCTTCATGTTGGCAGCGCAGCTGTCAGCGTTTGGCGTGTTCGCAACCGTTTTCCGGCTCATACCTTCCCAAAAATTCAGCAAGAGCTGCTTGCTCGAGGCATGACTGCAGACGCTTCTCTTTGGTCGTTTGCTCGTAAAAAGTCAGAGCGTCGCTCGGAAGCGACACAATGAATAACGATCCGCGCCACCCAGCTCCCAAGGGCGCGGTTACTGGCGGCTCGTTGAGCCAGAGTTCCGAGCCGCCTTTTTTATTTAACAATGACAAGAAGTTTGACATCCAGCTTTCTCAAGCATTGCAAGCTGAGAAAAGGCTTGCCGAGATATTCTCTGTCAAAAAGATCGAGAAGATCGAGTTAAAGACCGAGACTTGGCAGTGGGAGCAAACCGGCAACATTTGCATTGAATACAAGTTTAATGGTGAGCCATCCGGTATTGCCGCAACTCAAGCAGATTATTGGGTTCACGAATTACGCCGAGACAATGAGACGCTTTGCTATCTCATGTTTCCTATTGAGCGTTTTAAAAAACTAGCTCGGCATTTTCATGACATTGGTAACAAGCGCGCCAAGTCAGGCGACGGCGGTAAATCTGAAGTTGTTCTGATACCTCTTGCCGAGGTGTTGAAATGACGCATTACACTCGCAAACCAACTCAAGTCGTTATGCTCGATCTGCCGCCACCGATCTCGGTGAATGCATTGTATCGCGCAATAGTTCGGCCAGGTTCAAAGCACGCAATAAACATCAAGTCAGAGAAATATAGAGATTGGATCGTGGGCGCCGGAAAGATCCTAGAAGAGCAAGAACCAGGATCAGTTGAAGGCCATTACGGTTTAAGGATCTCGCTACCCGTCAACTGCAGGATGGATCTCGATAACTCCGTTAAATGCGTGAGCGATCTCCTGCAGAGCCACAAAGTCATTGAGAACGATCGTTTGATGCAACGCCTCGAGGTTTGGCGTGGCGCTGGCGACACGATGTCTGTTTGGGTGATTTCGACGCGGGAGGTTAAGTGATGGCTTGGAATTTTAAACGATTTAAATGGACGCCGGCATCAATTGAAGCATTAGCAGCTGGCAAGCTCGAAGGGTTGAGCCACGCTAAAATTGCTGCACGAATTACTGTGCAATTTAATACACGCTGCACCGGATCAATGGTCCAGGCTTGTTGGTTAAAGCTTGTCGATAAGAATTATTTCGAAAAGCGTCCAGAGTTTGATGATCTTGTTTTAGCAACTCTCGAGATGCGACGGGATCAAAAGCCATTTAACGAGACGGCTGAGCAATGCCCGATCCGAGCCAGCATTTTGCATTTATTGGATCTTAAGCGCGCTGGTCATAGCCCACGTTTTACTGAGCTAAAGATCGACAGCGAATATTGGCCTAAAGCATATACGTCGCAAACTCCATATCATTCTTACAGCAGTTCTCCTGCAGCTTTATGCGTGGGGGAATAAGGATGCATTACGTTAAACCTTGGACGCAAGAAGATGATAAGGTATTGCGTGAGATCAGTGGATCTGGTCAGCCGGCTAGGATTGCTGCCGATATTTTGGGTCGATCCAGAAACGCAATTCTAGGTCGAGCTCATAGATTAAACATCAGCTTTGGCCGTGAGTTTTCATACAAGCAACCGGCTAATGATCACAAGATTGACAAGCCAATCAAGGTAAAAAAACCACGCAATCGACCACCGGAAGAGACGTTAATTTATCCGCTGTTTGAGATGCCAGAGGCTGCGATAACGCCATATGGACAGCCTCGAGAGTTATTAGATCTCGAGCCTCACCACTGCCGCTGGGCATGTTTTGAGATCGAGGGAACACATCAGTTCTGTTGCGCTGACCGTATGCCTGGCAAGCCATACTGCGTCGAGCATCAGATAATAGCTTACAGCAAAAGACGGCTCCGCGAGGTCACGCAATGAGCCGAGCTTGGATGCCATTTTATGTTGCCGATTATTTGGCCGACACCAGGAGGTTAAGTCTCGCTGAGCATGGTGCCTATATGCTCCTTATCATGGAGTATTGGCGCAATGGTGGATTGCCAGATGATGATAAAAAGTTAGCTCGAATTGTTGGCGCTACGACAGAAGAATGGGCCGAGATACGGAATACCATAGCTGATTTTTTTGAAGATGGCTGGAAGCATAACCGAATTGATAGAGAGATTGCTGACGCCAATGATGCTTATGAACGCCGCGCATCAGCTGGTCGAAAGGGTGGTTTGGCCAAGCAATGCTCAAGCAATGCTACTAGCAATGCTCAAGCAATGCTTAAGCAATCACAACCACAATCAGATATATCTTCTAACGAAGATATAAATATTACTTCTACGTCAAAAGCTCCTGACGGCTGCGCCGTCGTCAGCCCATCAAAACGATTTGATGATCAGCTACTCAGGACAACTGCAGAAGCCTGGAACGAGTTAGCTACCAGCCTTGGCCTAGCAACTGTTGCTAAGCTGACTGATGCTCGCAAGGTGGCCATTACCCGCCGAGCCAAGGAGCTAGTCGAGGATTTTGATTTCGAAAATCCGGCTGCAGGCTTCTCCGAGTTCTTTGCCAAAATCCGTGGATCTCCATTTCTTCGCGGCAATGAAAGCAGCTGGCGCTGTGATTTCGATTGGTGTTTCGCGTTAAGCAATTTTACGAAGATCATGGAAGGCAAATATGAAAATCGGCCTCAAAAAGTCGTTTCCTTTAGACGATAATCCATTTTCTGATGCAAAAAGCTATGAGGCAAAAGCTCGAGCTTATTGCTCACGATCTGGTCGGCAAGACGGTAGCCATCCGATCATTGAGGCCAATACACCCGAATGGTCGAGGTGGATGGAATACTACCAACACATCGGCCATCCGCACGCCAAGCCAGACAGCTTTGCAAACAGACGCGGCAGATTAACTGTTCCAGCTAATACGCCGGATGCTTTCGAACCAGGCTGGCAAGCAAGCGATAGCTTTGATGAGAAAAATCCAGTTGTGTCTAAGCGGGCACAAACTCAGGCCTATGTTTCACCAGAGCAAAAAGCTGCATCACGTTTACGGATGGACGAGATGTATCAGTCTTTCCGCAAGGGCTGTCCTGGTGGGCTAAAATCTACAACTCGAGACGTTAGAGAAGCTGAAGCTGACAAGCGTGCAGCTATCAAATGGCTAGAGGAAAAGCGGCTCAGCAAACTGAATGCTGAACGAGAGGCTATCCAGATGTCTGATCGTTTAACCACCAGGCTAGCGGAAATGTTTCCGAGCGATTTTGAATATCAGGCCGCAGAATGAGACGCAAAAAGCCCGTCACCCTCGCTCAGCAATATCCGCAAGCATTGCTGTCACCAGCTGATGTTGATGATCCATACGAGCCAGGTGCAAAACTCCGCGTGATTAAAAACGTGCGTGAGCATGCAATTTCGCAGTTATACAACACAGGTGTGATTACCGACGACCAACGCAGAGCCGCTGAGCTATTCAGAGCTAAATACGAGATGAGCGTTTTGGGTGCCAGCAAAGCAATTGATTACACCAAAGAGCGTGTAGATGGAGGTCGGCTTGCTGAACCACTTTCAGAACGCGTTCAGGAGGCTTTCCAGTGGCTCAATTCAGTTGCGCGCTACCCTGGTATAGGCAAGCAAGGTTTTAGCGTCCTTGTGGCTGTATGTGGCGAGGGTAAAGGATTAATCGAAACAGCTAAATCTTGGTCTGGTTGCCATGCAGATGGAACGAGAGGCCACATTTATATCAAAGGCAGATTGATTGAGGCTTTGGAAGAGCTGATCAAGCATTCTGGCATGATTGCGGTCGGCAGCAATCGGAGACGGCTATGAACGAAGTTCAAGAGTTCATGAATGAGATTGAAAGCTTGATTGAGGCTACCCGACGAGCTGAGCGAGAACGTTGCGCAAAGATTGTTGAGAACTGGCCGATTTACAACCCATACATCGTGAAGAAACAGCAGATCAAAGATCGGCGCGAAGCCATAGCAGCAGCCATACGAGGTGAAAATGATTAATTGGAAGCCAGAGGCATTACAGGAAGCGGTAGACGCATGGTTTGGCTACCAGGTGAACCTATCGACCGAGATTGCTAAGCAGATCAGCAAAGCGCTGAATGCCGCTATAGAGGCGCAAGGTGATTTATATCAAAACGGATACAAGGCTGGTTTGGAAGAAGCTGCTAGGATCGCACAAGATCCTTGCTACACATACACCGGCGAGTTTATAGCCAAACGCATTAAGGAGTTAAAGGGTGACTGACTATTCAGACCTTGTAAAGCGATTGCGTGGCAAAAAGTTAAACTGCACTTGCGCCGCTAAGTCAGCCAGCGAATGCTGTTGCGACACAGATTGGCCTGAGAGTTCTTGTGATGAAGCCGCCGACGCTATTGAGCTTTTACAGCGCGAACTAAAGTGCGCGAATGAACTATGGGAGCAGCAAAAGGAACTGGCTTTGGAATATTTGGCTGACATAGAAAAGGCTAATGAGCGGATTGAGGAGCTAGAGAGGCAAGAAGCAGACGCTTTAAGAGAGGCAACAATACTTGCCGAAAGTCTCTCAAGACATTGGCCTGATAATACTTGCTGGCGTCCATTAGAAGAAACTACTGGCGTGATTACGCAGATTAGTAATATGTGCGCTGGATTAAACGAACGCATCGCTGAACTAGAGGAAGCGTTAAAGCCGTTTGTTCCAGATACAGACATAAACGCAGAAGAATATACCAGCGTTTGGAACAACCATTTGATACAAGCTCGTAAGGCATTAGGCGAATGCGGTGAATAGAGCAACTAATCTCCGCATATGTCCCTATCGGGAATAACAGAGGCGAAACTAGCCCATAAAAGTAATATCTTTACTGAGCGGGAAATATTACAAATCCAGCATAAACTTGGATTATGTCGCATTTAACATACGGCAAAATGCCATGTTCGTGATACAAAAGTATCAAATATGACCCACAAAGCTTACAAATGATCCAAATATGGTTTGGCATTTGGTATAAAAACATAGTGAGCTATGAAACGAAATTCTATAAATCAGATTAGACGTTGAGGGAGAGGCAGATGCTTAAACTTGTTACTTTGTTGGCACTGGTTGCTTTGCCAGCTCAGGCTGAGACGACCTACTTTTACGGCAACAACGGCCAGAACATTGGCACTGCGATGTCTGCCGGCAATGCCACGTTTTACTACGATGCTCAGGGCAACAATGTAGGCACAGCTCTGCCAGCTGGTAACACGACCTATTTTTACGGGAACAATGGGGAGAGCTTTAGCGCTCAGACTGTCGGCGGTCGCCAGCGGTAAGTTATTTAAACGACCCTATTGCAAGTGTCAGCGACTTGAGTTGTATTTGGTATGTCGCGGAGCATGCGCGACGACTACCTCTTTGCTTCGAGAACCCGTTGGCAGAAATGCTGGCGGGTTTTTATTTTGCGCTAAGGCCAATATGAACACCGAAGATCTTGAGCGTATCAGAGATGAAGGCCAAGAGATTATCGAGTATGTCATGGCGCAAAAAGACTGCAGCTTACCAGAGGCGATAGAAGAGGTCACAGCCTGGTTGATCGGTGAGATCCTGGGATTAGAAATCGAGCGGGTGACGCTACACTGATGACGACTGAGAATTTTTCCGGCCCGAATAAATCTACCGCTAAGCCAAAGGCTAGTAAGGCGGCTTCGGGCAAGTCTGCCAGTAAGGGAACACCCCAAGAGATAACAAACATAGCTGCCAAGATAGCCAGTAAGCCAGAAAGAAAGATAACAGGTAGACCACCAATCTACACAGAGGATCTAGCCAAAGAGTTCTGCAGACGGATAGCGATGGGACGATCGCTGAGATCAGTTTGCGAAGATGATGATATGCCAGATAGCTCGACGGTTTTTGAGTGGAAGAAAAAGCAACCTGGCTTCACGGAACAATACGCGCACGCGACGGAAGAACGCGGCCTGACGTATGGCGACTTCATCTCAGATCTAGTGTTTGAAGTGTTGGCTGGTGAGTATGAGGTAGATCGCGCAAGATTGGCGCTGGATGGCCTCAAGTGGACTGCGGCTAGGTTAGCACCCAAACAATACGGAGAGCGCACCAGCGTCGAAGTAACGGCTGATATAGGGCAAACTGCAGCGAATGTGTTGATGGAACTTACAGCTCGCGCAAAGCAAGCCAAACAGCTTGAGCATCAGGTAGTAGACATCACACCAAATAAGGATCTCCCTAGATAAGGGAATGCTTAGCTATATAAATCAATAGCTTACAAAACAGTCCACCGATACTCCTAGGAAAATGCGCTTTTCCAGGGCTTTCCGGTGCTTGAGACCCCCCCTATGGGCGACCACCCCGAGGGGCGGGTGTATAAACACACCCCCTCTCTCGCTAAAAAAATATAAAAATTAATAACTCCTACAATTGACCGTGTTCATAAACGAATTGCAGCTTGTATTCGTTTGCCTCGGCTTATTAGCGGCATCCATCATCATGAGCGCAGCGCCTGTGTTCATCATGGCGTTACTGGATGCTTGAGCATTAGCGTTGTTTATAGCTTTGGCCTCGTTACTTATTTTGGCTTGGTATTCTTGCATTAGGTAATCTGATTGAGCCTGTGTGATTTGCTTAGATGCAACTTGCTCGTTGAGCATGATGCGGTAAGTGATGGCTCTTTGATCGGCCTGTGGCAGTTTAGCAAAGCTTGGATGGTTTTTAGCGCATGCTGCGTTTGTTCCACCGGCTTTATCGGCGCAATCGGTCATAATGCTATTAGCTGCTTGCTGGGCGGCACAGGCTGATAAGACATTGGCGGCAAATAAAAAAATAATAAAATTCCTCATTTCCTGCTCCATTTTACATGGAACCTAGCATTATAGAATTGATTAGCAAAGCTCTGGAAAAAATATAAAAAAATGCAAGACCTCTCAACCATTTACGCTGAGTTTGTAGCGGCGTATCGTGATGAGCCGGTTTTGTTTGTCACTGAGGTTCTTGGCGCTGATCCATTACCCTGGCAGCGTGAGTTTTTAGCGTCGATTGCTAAGGGTGAACGGCGCATATCTGTGAGAGCTGGTCACGGTGTTGGCAAGTCTACTGCCTGTGCCTGGGCGCTTCTCTGGCACATGTTTACTCGCATGCCTCAGAAGGCTGTTTGCACTGCACCGACGGCTGGGCAGTTGTTTGATGCTTTGTTTAGTGAAGTAAAGCATTGGGCGCAGAAGCTGCCTAAGCCTTTGCGAGATACGATTGAGATATTCAGTGATCGAATTGTTCAAGTTGGTGCGCCAGAAAGTAGCTTTATTTCTGCTAGGACGAGTTCTGCCGAGCGGCCAGAAGCACTCGCTGGTGTCCACTCCGAGAATGTTTTGCTTATCTGCGACGAGGCCTCCGCTATACCCGAGGCAGTTTTCGAGAGTGCCGCCGGCTCGATGTCTGGGCATTCCGCGACGACCATTTTAATTGGAAACCCGACCAGGAATACGGGGCTATTTTTCAAAACTCATCATCAGCTGAAGGGTGATTGGAAAACCATGCATGTTAGTTGCATGGATAATCGCCTTGTTAGCCAAGACTTCGTAAACCAGATTGCGGCGACGTATGGCGAGAACTCGAATGCTTATCGTGTTCGTGTCCTTGGTGAGTTTGCGCTTAAAGACGATGATAGTCTAATCCCTGCCGAGCTAGTTGATGCGGCAATGACGCGGGATGTTGTTTCTGACCCTCAAACGTCGATTGTGTATGGCGTTGACGTTGCCAGGTTCGGCTCTGACAGAACTGTGATTTGTAAGAGGCAGGGTAATATCGTTCTCAGTTTCAAGCACTGGTCTGGTGAAGACTTAATGGGAACGGTTGGCCGAATTGTTCATGAAGCTGGCATAGATCATCCCGAAGAAATCTGTGTTGATAGTATAGGTCTCGGTGGCGGGGTGGCTGATAGGCTCCGCGAGCTTGGTTTTAACATCCGTGATGTGAATGTCTCGGAAAGCGTTGCGATGAACCAGAGCGCTGCTCGGTTACGTGATGAATTATGGTTGTCGGCTAAAGAATGGCTTGAGACCAGGGCTGTTCGATTGCCGAGGGATGATGATTTAAGGGCTGAATTAATCGGCCCGACATATTCATTCACATCAAATGGCAAGATTAAAGTTGAAGGCAAATCCGAGATGAAGAAGCGCGGCATGCGCTCACCGGATATTGCGGATGCTTTGTGTTTAACATTCGCCGGCCAAGCAGCGCTAGTTGGCGGTAGAGCGTTGAAGTGGGTGCCTGGTAAGGCCATTCAGCGCCGTGTAGCAATTTGCTGAAGGAATAATAATGGCTCGTCGTCGTCGCAGACGCACTCCATCACCGATGGATGCGAATGCATCATCATATCTAGAGACAGCTGATATGCCTACGGGAGATGAGGACATCTCTGAGGATAATGGCGTCGAAGATGATAGCGATGAAGAGAATAATAATTCTTACGGGCCAGGAAATTCAGATGTTCGCCAGAAGCTAAATCCACTTGATGAGACTGAGTTTCAAAATCGGATTGGTATCGCTGTCCAGGCGGCAGAGACTTATATTGATACGCTAATTACCCCTGCTCGAGTGCAAGCAGCTGAGTATTATCGTGCGGCTCCCTTTGGGGACGAGGAAGCTGGCCGATCTCAGGTTGTATTGTCGGAGGTTCGGGACACTATTCAATCTATTATGCCGAGCTTGATGCGTATATTCACATCTGGCCAGCGTATTGTTGAATATATGCCTCGAACGGCTGAAGACGTTAAGGTTGCCGAGCAAGCCTCGGATGCGATTAATTTCGTATTCAACGACATGAACCCAGGATTTCAAATCCTCCATAGCGCGTTTAAAGATGCGTTGTTGAAAAAGGTCGGTGTCGTTACTTGGTGGGCTGAAAGCGACGACCGAGTAATTGAAAAGCATTTCTCAGGGTTATTGCAGGAAGAGATATTACTCTTTCAGCAGCAAAATCCATCGGCTGAATTTGTCTATGTTGACCCCGAGCCTATGGTTGAGGGTTTCCCCCAGACTTATAAGGTTTGCATCCGCATAGTTGACCAGCAGAGGAAATACCGCGTTCGTGCGCTTCCTCCTGAGTGCTTTATCTGCGACCGCCGAGCAAGAGATACGGATAAATTCTTTGACCTAGTTGGATACCGTGACCTTGTAACCGTCTCAGAGCTAATTGAGATGGGTTATAATGAAGAAGATATCCTAGAACACGGCTCACCTGGAGAGGATAATCTCTGGATAGCCCAGATGGAAGATTTCGAAAGAAATCGCGGAACTTATTTTCCAACAGATAATGACGACCCGACGCTTCGCCGTGTAAAGTTTATGAAGATTTACATGCGAATAGATAAGGACGGCGACGGAATTGCTGAATTACGTTGTATTCATGCCATTGGTCGGGATTGTTTCGTCTTAAAAGATGAAATTGTTGACCACGCTCCATTTGCGATATTCTGCCCAGACCCAGAGCCGCATGCTTTGTTTGGTCATTCGGTTGCAGACGTTACGATGGACTTGCAACGCATTAAGTCGCATGTTTTACGCGCTACGTTGGATAGCCTTGCACAGTCAATCTTCCCTCGCACAGCTGTTGTAGAGGGTCAGGCTAATATTGACGATGTATTGAATAAAGAAGTCGGCGCAATTATTCGTATGCGCCAGATGGGTGCGGTTCAAGACTTGTCCACTCCGTTTGTAGGACAGTCTGCTATGCCTATTCTAGGCTATCTAGATGAGATTAAGGCTCAGCGCACAGGTGTTACACCGGCTAGCCAAGGATTAGATGCAGAGTTATTGCAATCTACCACAAGAGCAGCTGTCACAGCCCAAATTTCGGCAGCACAAGAACGCACCGAGCTTATTGCACGCACGTTTGCAGAAAATGGCATGCGTCAGCTGTTCACTGGTTTGTTGAAGCTAATCACTCAACACCAAGATAAGCCGTTACTTATCCGCTTGCGTGGCGAGTGGGTGCCAGTAGACCCCACCACCTGGGACGCTGATATGGACTGCACCGTATCAGTTGCACTGGGTCGCGGTGATGATGCTCAGCAGATGGCGTTCTTAACGACCGTCGCACAAAAACAAGAGCAGATTATACAGACGATGGGAATAAATAACCCCCTCGTTAAGTTGAGCCAATATCAGAATACGCTTAGCCAGATTGTGCGTCATGCTGGATATAAAAATCCAGATAGTTTCTTTTCTCCGATTAGCCCAGAGCAAGAACAGCAACTTGCTCAAGCTCAAGCGGCTGCAGCATCGCAGAAAAAAGACCCTAACGAATTGCTGGCTGAAGTTGAGATGGCAAAGGCGCAGGCCGAGACATATGCCAAACTACAGTCACTCGCTATTGACCGCGCTCAGTTGCAATTAGACGCTGACCTTAAGCGCGATGAACTGGAAAGCAATATCATTCTTAAAGCAGCAGAGATTGCTTCTAAGGGTGGCCAGCCAGTTGATTGGGCGGCAATCATTGAAATGACGCGCAAGCCTCGTCCAGACATTCAGTCATTAGCACAAGCACTGATTGATAATGAGAAAATGGCTTCGGCACAGGTTTTATCACAAATCGGCATGCAGGCTTCGCAAGGTTCGCAGCAACAACCTCCGCAGCAACCTCAACAGATGCAAGCGCCAGGAACATCAGTTCCACAATAAAGAGTTTCAATGGAAGAAGATATTCACCGTCTTGCTCGTCAAGCGGATAACATTCTTACGTCCGATGCATTCAAAATAGCGATGGACGAATTAGAAGCCCAAACGATTGAGATGTGGGCTAACGGCGTATTCAAAACACCCTCAGATAGGGAGGAGGCTTACGGCCTCGTGAGGGGTGCTCGAGTGTTCAAGATGCGGCTCACAGCCATCATCGAGAACATGAAACTCACGAAGGCACAAGCGGAGGCGCGGGACAGACTTACCCGCTCACAAAGCACGCCTGCTCGTTGAGCAACCCCAGGTAAATAAATGTCTGAAGAAACTCAGACGGTATCAGCAAGCGAAAGCACTGGCACCGTAGAGGAAGCTGCGTCCAAAATTGAGGCTCTTCTTTCCGGCAAGAAGCCGACAAGAAAGCAAGAAGCCCCAGAACAAGAGGCAGCATCAGAGGCTGAACCAGCGCAAGCTGAAGAAGCCGAAATCGAGGATAATTCTGTAGAGACGGCACCGCCTTCTGAGGAAGACAGTGACGCAGAAGAAGCCTCACCCGACGCGCAAGACGAAGAAGCTGAAAGCGACAACACCGCTAAGCCGATTATCACCCTCGAATTAGAGGGCAAGAAAGTCGATTTTACGCCGGAAGAGTTGCAAAAGAGCGTTCTCTTGCAAGCCGATTACACGCGTAAAACTCAAGCACTCGCTGCTGAAAGAAAGCAATTCGCGGAGACAGTCCAGAAAGCGGAAGAAGCAGAGAAAGTTTATTCTCAGCTTTTGCCGGTTATGGTTCAGAGAATGCAGGCAACTTTGCCGCAACCTCCTGACCCTTCGCTAATTGATATTAATCCTTCAGCCTATCTTCGTCAGAAGGAAGCATACGAGCAGGCGATGGGTGACATGCAGGCGGGCATTTCAGAAATGCAACGCCAGCAAGAAGAGAGCAAAGGGAAACAGACGAAGCAACTCCAAGCCTATTTGGCAGAGAATGCTGCGAAACTGCCCGAGCTTATCCCCGAGTGGAAAGACGAAAAGGTTTTTGAGCGCGACCGTCCCAAGGTTCGTGATTATCTAAAGACTAGGGGCTTCTCCGATGAGGAGATTAACCAGGCTTATGATGCACGCCTTGTTGCGATGGCTAATGACGCAAGACAGTGGAGAGAACTGCAATCAAAGAGTAGGCCTCGCCCTAATGCACCGCCGCTTGAAAAGGCTTTGAAACCTTCTCCAGCCCCTGCCCAGCCTCAGACAAGAAAAAATCGGGATGCTTTTGAAGCGCGCAAACGTCTCGCTTCATCTGGCCGCGTTGAAGATGCAGCTGCGGCCATCAAAGCACTCTTGTAATAGGAACCAAGTTAATGGCTACGGTAACACGTTATGACTACTCTTCGTCTATTCGCGAAGATTTAGAGGATTGACAATATATAGGCGAATTGTCTTATAATAGTCCTCGTGTTGTTTCGGACTATGGCAAATCGCAATGCTAGACGAATGGATGAGTATTTCCCGAGATAAACTCTGGAAATTATATGCAAAATTACCAGCTACCGCGATTGCGGCTCAATATGAAGTTACTCCTGGCGCGGTATATCACCGACTAAGAGCTTTCGGCATAAAAGCTGGTGATGTTGGCAAGCATGCTGCTGGCCCTAAAAAAAGCTTTAACCCTCCAAAGGTTGAGTTAGAGCGCTTGTATAAAACAATGTCTATGGCAAAAATTGCCGCTCATTATGGAGTTGGTGAGACTGTCATATTCATGCGTTTAAAACAGCATGGCATTGGCGGGATAAGCCGGTCTGACAGGCTGAAAGAATACAAGAGAACACCAGAGCACCAAGCAAATATAACTGCTGCGTTGCCTCACCGACCTGGGCCTAAAAACCCAAATTGGAAAGGCGGCGTATCTTCCGAAAATCTACGTGCTAGGTCTAGGAAAGAATACAGAATTTGGAAATTAGCTGTGCTTGAGAAACACAATTTTAAATGTTCCAAATGCGGTATTGAGCAAGGATATGTTTGCGAATGTTGTGGTGGCAGGGTTTTACTGCACGCTCATCACATCAAGTCTTTTTCAAATAATCCAAAAAAAAGATACGATGTAAAAAACGGCATAGCGTTGTGTAACAGGTGTCATTTTAAGGAACATCACTAGAAAACGGGGTGAATTGCTGGAAAAGCTGACCGGGTAAGCCGAAGCCAATCAGCAGCCAAGTCGCATATGTAACTCGCAAGAGCTAGGGATGCGGAAGGTTCAACGACTAGACAGTGACGAAAGAATAATCTGTCCACGAGCGCCCCGCCCGATAAAAGGGATGATATAGTCTGAGCTACATGGAAACATGTAGAAGTTAGCTATAAACAAGCTAACGATAACAAAACTGATTATCTACAATATCAGCCCAACTAAAACGGCTTTTATGAACAATGTTGGCCGCACATCTGCGGACAATACCTACCACGAATGGCAGACCGATATTCTTGCCGATGCTAACGGCTCGAATGCGGCTATCGAAGGCGCAGACGCTACTGATACTACGTTTGCTGCTCCTTCACGTTGCGGCAACTACACGCAGATTTCTACGAAGACGTTAAACGTCTCTGGAACGTCTGGCGCTGTAGATGCGGCTGGCATGAAAACCATTGAGGCTTATCTCATTGCTAAACACGGCAAAGAGCTTAAGCGCGACATGGAAACCATCCTCCTGTCAAATCAGGCGGCGGTTGCTGGCGATGCTTCAACGGCTCGTAAACTCGCTGGTTTCCCAACGTGGATTAAAACGACTGCTCAGACGCCTGCCGGTAACGGCATCGTTGTAGGCACCGTAACCGGCCCTGCGTATTCTGGTGGCGCTTCTACGGTAAGTGGAGCACCAACGACTGCGTGGACGCTTACGAGCGGTTCAGCTGCTTTTACGGAAACAAACCTAAAAGACGCTATCCGCAATATGTATCAAAAGGGCGGTGAGCCTAAGATGATGCTTGTTTCGCCGGTCAATAAGACCCGCGTTTCTGGCTTCGCTGGCTTGTCTCAGACGCGCGTTAATACGGATGTTAAAAACGGTCAGGCTACCATTGTTGGCTCGGCTGATGTCTACCTTAATTTTGGGGTCGCTGCCTAGTAATAGGTAGTTGTAATCGGGTTAATTCGGTGAACCTCTCAAGTGTCAACCGAAGCATTTGAGACAATACCGAGCCAAGCCGTCGCAAGACGGAAGGTGTAACGACTAGAGGCGGGAGCCTCGTAGAGCCAAGTGGCTTGAAATGCCCGACCCCTGCAAACGCAGGGTGAAGAGATAGTCTGGTCTCTATGGTGACATAGAGCGTCGTAAGACGGGTTAAGAGTAACGACCTTAGCCAAACATCAATGCAGTGATTTCGGCGCGTTAGACATTGTTCCTTCTCTATTCTGTAACGGTAACTTTGCATACTTTGTTGACCCAGATTATGCGAAGGTTGCGTATCTGCGTCCGTTCCAGCGCACTGAGTTGGCACGCACAGGCGACAGCAAGCGTTCGCAGCTTCTCTGCGAATACACGCTGGTAATCAACTCGCCTTACGCGCATGCGGTCGTAGCGAATATTACGAACAGCTAAGCGTAACATACATCAACAATCAGAAGGGTCGCTTCACAGCGGCCCTTTTTTTATGGGCTAAACAATGGCTGAGAAATACCGTCAATTAGACGACCCTAATTTTGATTACGACCCAGTAAATGGCGTTCGTCAGCGCCTCGTTATTGATAACGAAGGCGGTATGCATCTCGAAGCCACACAAGATGTTGACCACATTCTTAAAGCTGCTCACGACAGCAGAATGGAACACTCAAAGAATGAGCGTCTTGGCGATGATGTGAAAATCGCGTCAATCCCAATGCTTATTCAATCTGATTTAGTCGCAAAAGGCATCTGGCAAGACAAGAAGCGCTTGTTTCAGTGGCTGATGAATGAAGGCCGACCGTTCCTCACTAGGGATATTTCGCTTTGACCGTCTTTGCTAACCCGACATTTACGGCTGACTACCAAGGTTTATGCAATAAAATTGCCGATACCTTGAATAGACAGGATATGACGGCTGTTATTCCCGATTTTGTCACGTTAGCAACTGCACGCATTCAACGAGATATGGCGCGGGTTAAACACCCATTTATGATTAATCGCGCTCAAGCAAGTGTGATTGATAATTATGTCCCGATGCCGCTTGATTTCGTATCTGTCTATCAGCTGATGGACCAAAATACGGCTAATGCATTAACATACATTACTCCTGACCAATCAATGACGGTTCAATCATTAGGATGGAACCCAGACCAATCGCCTCTACCAATTATTCCACCTTATTATTCTCCTATTGGGAACCAAACCTATTACACAATTGTTGGTAATAGACTGAGAATTATTCCTGCTCCAGGTCAAGAAGCGCCAGAGCAATTAGACCTTTGGTATTACGCCAGACTTAATCCATTAAATAATCAGACGACAACCAATTGGGCGTTATCACGCTATCCAGATTTATATCTTTACGGCGCGCTTGTTCATACGGCTCCGTATTTAAAAGACGATGCGCGTATTCCTGTTTGGGATGGCGCTTATCAGACAATCTTAAAAGACATTGAGGTTGAGGCAGACAGAGCCACAAGGCCTCAATCAAAACTCGTCGCGGCCCGCCGCAGTTTTTAAGGAAAATACAATGCCAGCAACTCAACTATCAGCCCGCGTGCCTGACACTGCGGCAGCTGTAACGACATCAGACACAGCACCTAATGTTTTTACGCGCTTGTATATTGGCGGCGCAGGAAACGTGTCTGTCGTAACTGAAAATGGAGACACAGTGACGTTTACGGCAGTTCCTGTCGGAACGCAGCTAGATATTCGCGTCAAACAAGTGCGCGCGACGGGAACAACCGCCACAAATATTGTTGGCATGCTTTAAGGAATTAATGAAATGGCTGTAACTTATAACGCTACACTTAAAACCAACCGTATGCAGTTAGTCGCAGACTTGATTGCGTCTAAAGTTGCTGCATCATCAACCGGCACTGCATCTGCTGGCACGCTGGTTATCGGCACATCAGCGCTTTCAGGCGCGACGGGTGTTTTGGCGACGTTCACGCTGTCATCAACGCCTGGCACTGTCGCCGGTTCTGTTCTCACAATTTCTGGAACGCCATTAACGGCGACTGCTTCTGGAACTGGAACGGCTGCACTTGCTGAAATCCGTAACAACGCCGGAACGGTGATTGTTTCTGGTCTGACGGTTGGAACGAGCGGCGCTGACATCATCATCAATGCAACGGCTGTATCTACCGGCCAGACGGTTTCTTTAACGTCCGGCACAATTACTCACGGCTAATTGAAGAGAGCGCCAAGCTATGGTGAAATTATTAAACCGAGCTAAAATGACCACTGCCACAACTGGCACTGGCACTATTACGCTTGGCTCTGCGTCTTCTGGCTATCAGTCGTTTGCATCTGCTGGCATAGCTAATAGTGATACGGTTAGCTATGTGATTGAGGACGGCACCGCCTGGGAATATGGCACCGGCGTTTATACCTCGGCAGGAACCACATTAACCCGCGTATTAGGTCAGTCTAGCACTGGTTCGCTGTTAAATCTGTCTGGCTCGGCAACTGTATTCTTAACGGCATTAGCTGCTGATATTGTCACGCCAGGCGGCGCGTTAGGCACACCATCCTCTGGCACTTTGACTAATGCCACTGGCTTGCCTCTTACAACCGGCGTCACTGGCACATTGCCGGTAGGTAATGGCGGCACTGGCGCAACAACGCTAACTGGTGTTTTAAAAGGTAACGGCACATCTGCATTTACAGCTGCGACGGCTGGAACTGATTATCTTGCCCCGCCTTCTGGCACAGCAATATTAAAAGCAAATAGCGGCGGCGCTCTAGCTAACGCTACGGCTGGAACGGATTACGTTGCACCAAGTGGCGCATTAGGAACTCCGTCAAGCGGCACTTTGACAAACTGCACCGGCTTGCCTGCTTCTGGTGTCACTGGGTTAGCCACGTCTGCGACAACTGACACGACGAATGCCTCAAACATTACCTCTGGCACGTTGAGCAATACCCGTCTTTCCGGCGTCTTGCTTGCCTCAAACAATCTTTCAGACGTTACGGCGGCAACGGCTAGAACGAATTTAGGGCTCGGTTCGGCTGCGACACTAACAGCTGGAACAAGTGCAAACAATCTTGTCCAGTTAGACGGCTCTGCAAAGCTGCCAGCTGTAGACGGTTCTCAATTAACGGGGATATCTGCTGGCGCAACTGGCGGCTCTACAGACAAAATATTCTGGAATAACGGTCAAACCATAACGGCGAATTACACTGTTCCTGCTTCAACAAATGCAGGCACGTTTGGGCCTGTTACAATTAATTCCAGCATAACAGTGGAAATTAGCTCTGGTTCCAACTGGATAGTGATATAATGCCCTTAACAATTAAACCCTCATCCGGCTCTGGCTCGGTTACAATATCAGCCACAACCGGCACGACTACGAATGATACGCTGACGCTGCCAGCTAAGACAGGCAACATCATTACGTCTGCGGATAGCGGGACTGTTACGCAGACAATGCTATCAACGAATGTTGCGGGTAATGGGCCTGCTTTTAGTGCATACAGCACTGTATCTCCAAGTTTTAGTGCTGCTTCATATAACAAAATATTATTTCAAACAAAAGAATATGATACAGCCACATGTTACGATACTTCAACTTCTAGGTTTACTCCAACTGTAGCCGGTTATTACTACTTAACATCAGGTGTGCTTGTTCAAAACGGCTCTAGGGGGGGAGAAATTCAAATATTTATATACAAAAACGGATCAGTTTATAAAAGCGGTTTAGATATAATTGCCACCTCAACATTAGTATCTACGGTATGTGTTCAAGTATATGCTAATGGGACTGACTATTTTGAAGTTTATTTATACACTCAAAATGCAGGATCTGGATCAACAAATGGTTCAACAAATCAATATTTTCAAGGCTTTATGGCGAGGGCGGCATAATGAATTTATTTCAAAAGATAATTATAATTTATCCTAATCTTACCATAGAAGATTTTAGCTCACGCGGAACAATCGTTCTCCAAAACGACAGCGACGGACGCGGCGATTACATAGCCAAGTGGGAACATCCAACATTTGAAAAGCCTACTGACGCACAGCTTGAGGCTATACAATGACTGTAACAATTTCTGGCACGACAGGCATCTCTGGCGTAGATGGTTCTAACACGACGCCAGCCGTTCGCGGTGGCACATCATCAAGCAATGGCGTGTTCTACGGCACGAACACTGTGTCTATTGCTACTAATGGAACGACTGCGGTAACGGTTGATAGTAGTCAGAATGTTGGGATTGGCGATAGTTCATTAGGCGCTTACGCGCGACTTTCTATTGAAAAGTCGGGCGGCGACGCTGCTATAAGATTGAAAAAAACAGGCGGCACTGCACTTGGATATTTAGCGGCAGACGGAACTAACTTTTGGGTTGGTTCAGATCAAGGATCAACAGGCAAAAAGTTTTTTGTAAACCTTTCTGCTCCTGATAGTTCAGCAACAATAGACAGCAGCGGAAACCTGCTGGTTGGGACGACGAGTTCTTCAGATAGTTCAGGCGTAGGCATAAAGTCAATTTACAGCGCAACACAACCCGGAATAACTGTAACTGGCTCTGGCTCTACTGGCAGCGGAACCGCTGGATATAATTTATATTCTACAGGTGCGGGGGCATACAGATTTTATGTGACTTATGCTGGCGTTATTTCTGCCACAACGACAACTATTAGCGGCATTTCAGATCAGAGGCTAAAAGAGAATATTCGAGATTTAGATATTGGCCTTGACGCCATTCTTTCTTTAAAACCTCGTAAGTTTGATTGGAAAGCTGGCAAAGGAAAAGATATTAAAAACGATAGAGGATTTATTGCTCAAGAGTTTGAGCAAATATTCCCAGATTTAATTGACGAATGGAAAGATGAGCCGCCAGAAGGCGAGGAGCCATATAAGTCAGTTCGTCAGGATTTGATACCCGTCCTCGTCAAAGCCATCCAAGAACTCTCTGCAAAGAACGACGCACTAGAAGCGCGCATAGCCGCTTTGGAGGCTAACTGATGTCCACACTCCGCGTCACGACGCTTAATAACGCTTCTAACACTGGAACCGCTAACCTCACGCTAGATGCTTCTGGCAACGCTACCGTTGGCAATACGCTTGTTATGGGCAGCAGCTTCAAGCGCAATCGCGTTATTAATGGTAATATGGCTGTTTGGCAAAGGGGAACGGGTTCTTCTGGTAACTTAACGGCTTCTCCTACATATGTTTCCGCAGATAGATGGGCGGCAGAAGGCGTTACTAGTTCTACATTTATTCAATCAACAAGTGTTCCAACTGCAATAGCGCAATATAGTGGTAAATTACAGCGCAATAGTGGTGTCACAAATACAGGAAACCTTATCTTATCCCAAGCTTTTGAAACTGTAAATTCATATGATATGGCAGGCCAATCTGCTACTTTGTCTTTTTATGCAAAAGCTGGGGCGAATTTTTCTGCATCTGGCAATACATTAAATTTTAATGTTTTTTTTGGGCAAGGAACCGATCAATCTGTTTCTTCAATGAGAAGCAATTCTTGGACAAACCAAACTAACTCAGGCTCTAGCGTTAGCCTGACGACAACGTGGACAAGATATACATTTGTTGTTTCTGTTCCAGCCGGAACAACTCAGGTTGGAATGCAGTTTTATTTTACCGCAACAGGCACCGCTGGCGCAGACGACAGTTTTTACATCACAGGCGTCCAACTAGAAGTCGGCTCAGTCGCCACTCCGTATGAGCGGCAGATTTACTCCGAGCAGTTGGCGCAGTGTCAGAGGTATTATTACAAAGTAGCTAACTATGCGTTTGGTATTCTAGGTTTTGTAGATGTTCCATATAGAGGCAGTATATCTTTCCCTGTTACAATGCGATCCGCCCCAACTATTGATAGCGGAGCAACATTTTCTGTATCTGGAGGAAGTGCTGGAACAGTCGGCGCTTTTAATATTACAGGAGCTACAACGACAGTAGATCAAATACCATTGAAAAACACAGCGGCAAACTGGACTACGGGTAATGCTGGCGCTGTAAACGCTGGATTTAACGCGGAGTTATAATTGTGTTTTCATATACACTTGATTATCTAAAATTAGCTGATGGATCGAACGTCTATAACAATGCGGTTATTAGATCCGACGGTGCTTGGATACCAGCCGACGAAGCCAACACAGACTATCAAGCCTATCTCGCTTGGGTAGCTGAAGGCAACACGCCTAACCCATACGTCCCACCACCAGAACCAGCGCCACTAACGCCACAAGAGAAACTCGCGGCGGCGGGGTTGAGCGTGGATGAATTGAAAACCTTACTTGGCATATCCTAGTAGACAGGGCTGAATAGATGCTTGGATTTTCGCCAGTAGCAGTAGCTCCGCTTGCCTCCACCGGCGTCGGAGCATTGACTGCTTACCTAGCATCTACAGAAGCTCTGGATAACGCCGCTTTCAACGCTTCAATATCGTCTACGCTTTCGTTTGCGCTAACTGAAGCTAAAGATGTTGTTGCATTTACAGCCGTTACCGGCGACGTTGTTACATATTTAGCCGCGACAGAAGCACAAGACACAGCATCCTTTGCAGCGATTGCCAGCAATAGGATGGTTCTGGCTGCTACGGAAGCGCTAGACACAGCCGCATTCGATACGTCAATTGTTGGCTTTGCTTATCTGCAGGCAACTGAAGCTCTAGATACAGCAGCATTCACTGCAAACAATCAAAATATCTATTTCAATGTAACTGAAGCTCCAGACGTTGCGGCATTCGCAATCAATATGTCTGGCACGCTTTATATGTCTGCTACTGAAGCGCCAGATAACTATGCACAAAACGCATATATTTTATGGCTGACGCCAACACAACCAGACGACCCAACAATCTGGGTGCCTAAAAACGACCCTGCGCCTTACCTTACGACGGTGATATAAATGGCCAATACATACACCCCGACATATAACCTCATTCAGCCAGAGGTTGGCGCTGATACAAATGCCTGGGGGACGCATCTCAATACTGACCTTACAACCATCGACACGCATATGTTGTCTCGCGCTTTGACAACATCACAAACTGCTGCTGGCCCTATGGTATTTGGTCAGACGCTAAGAGTGAACGGCGCTGTTACATTTGATAGCACTGCGCTTGTAACAGGTAACACAACTTTATCTGGCACATTAACGACATCTGGCGCGGCGTCATTTAGCTCTACGATGGCTATAACCGGCGCTACAACAATTACCGGCGCAGCTACATTAAATAGCACTCTTGCTGTGACGGGCGCGGCAACATTTTCTAGCACAGGCGCATTTACTGGAGTTGTGACTGTAGCAACACCGACTGCATCTGGACACGCTACAACTAAATCATATGTTGATACTGCTGATGCTTTAAAATTAAATTTAACTGGCGGCACACTTACCGGCAATCTGTCTATAGTAAATAGCACCACTGAGATGACGCTAACCCTTGGCTCATCAGCTGGTTATTATTTCGGTAATGCTACAACTGCTGGCTGGAAAAACTCTGGCGGCACTGCTCGGGTGTCTTGGAATATTTCATCGGGTGATTTTACTGCAGCCGGTAACGTAACAGCTTATTCAGATGCTAAACTAAAGAAAGATGTTGAGCCAATAGATGGCGCTCTAGGCTTAGTCAATTTGCTTAGAGGCGTTAGATACACACGTATTGATACTGAGGAAAAAGGTATTGGCGTTATTGCTCAAGAATTGCAAAAAGTATTTCCAGAGCTTGTTCACGAAAACGACGGAACCTTATCTGTCGCATATGCTAATTTAACCGGCGTATTAATTGAGGCGGTTAAAGAACTAACACAGCGCGTTCGGAAGCTGGAGAACCGTTAATGACGATACCGATAAATGGTGGAAATTTCCCGCCAATTTCGATGTCAGATATTAATAGCGACATTACAGATGGGTTTAGTCTTGGGAACAATCTAAGCGCTTATAGAGGGCAAATATATCATCAAAAATCTGACGGTTCTGTTGGGTTATTTTCAACAGGCTCAATAAGCATTGGTGATTTTTACGGCAGACGGCGGGTCGATGCCGGTTCATTGAATGACACGACAGCCAAAGTTGGCACATACACTGTTCCTCCATACCGAACGATATCTTTTGTATTACGCGCCGGAAGCGGTGGAGGTGGTGGTGGTGGCGGTGGGACAAACGACGTAAATAACTGCGCTGGTGTTGGGGGTAATAACGGTTCAGCCGGAGGCCGTTCTTTATTGGGAACATCTGGTCAAAATTGGTATTTATATTGTGATGGTGGCGGGAACGGAACCGGCGGTACCGGTGCAAATGCGAGTGTTTCGCCAGCTAATGGCACAAACGGCTCTGACGCAGCTAACTACGATACATCTTTATCGAGAGCTTCTGCAGGCTCATTAGGTTCCGGCCCAGGCGGGTCTGGAAGGGCTGGCGGCTCTGGTGGAAGAGGCGGCAAACTCTCTACAGTAACATTTACTAATCCAGTTTTAGGCGGCTCTGGGCCAACATCTGGTTCAAGTTTATCACTTGAAATAGGTGCGGCTGGTGGCGGCGGTGGTGGCGGCGCAGGCGGTAACTGGCAAGTAAGTGGAAACACTGGCTATCCTGCATGGCAACCAATTTATTCGTGCGCTAGAAATACGCCAGACAGAAATGGCGGTAATGGCGGCGACGGCGCTGGTGGTTATTTAACCGCAAACTGGACTTAATCAATGATTGAAGAATTAATCTCGCGCGTATTTGCTACGCGCAACGCCGTTCATATTGCTCACTGGAAAGAAACCTCTGGCTGGCGTCATAAGGTTTTGGGTAAATTCTACGGTAGCTTAATTGATAAAGTAGATACGCTGACAGAAGCCCATATGGGGGCATATGGCATCATCGGTATTGTGAAGCCTTTAGATGTATCTGAAAAAGACATCGCCAAACATATCGCTGAAGAAGCAAAGTGGATTGATAAGAACCGCGATAATATCGCCCAAGGCGTCAGAGCTATTGAGAACCTAGTTGATGACTTGGTGGATGAATATCTAACCACTCACTACAAAATAACGCAGCTTTCTTAGGAGCAAAAATTGACCTTTGTTCCGATTAAGATACCGCCTGGTGTAGTTCGTCAGGCGACACCATATGACGCGAATAATGTCTGGTGGGATACATCAAATGTGCGCTGGGTTTCTGGCGCTCTTATGCCGATTGGCGGAAATACCCGTATTACATCTGACGCTCTGCCATCGCCTATTAGAACGCTATTCCAATGGCGCGATAATACATCAAAGGAATGGACGGCAATCGGCCACGAAAGTGGCGTTAGTGTTCTATTTGGTTCATTAACTGACGTTACGCCATCTGGCTTCCAGGGTATGTCTGGCGTTGCTGGTGGTGGTTACGGCTCCCTTAAATGGGGAACAGACGTTAGCCCGATAGCAGACCCGTCAGGAACCACGATTGCCTCATCTGCTACGGTTACGATAACGAATGCTTCTCCGGCAGTTATCACCTGGACAAACCACGGTTTAACGTCTGACGATGTTGTAAGGTTTACCACTACTGGCACCTTGCCAACTGGTTTGGTTGTTGGCACGTCGTATTATGTAATTCCTCTTACTGTAAATACATTTAAAGTCTGCCTAGCCTCTGGCGGCAAAAATGGAACAGCTGTTAATACATCATCAGCTGGCTCTGGAACGCACACCGCAAACTGGATTGTTGGACAAGACGAATACGGAAGACAGCGCTCTTCCAATCCACCAATTTTTCGCAAACCAGACCATTGGAGCTTTGCGTCTTTCGGCTCTGACTTATTAGGCCTTTGCTCATCCGATGGACGTTTATTACATCTAACGCCAACTACTGGCGTTGTTCCAGATATGGACATCCCGTCGAATGCCCCGACAGGCAATTACGCTATGGCGGTAACAGCCGAGCGTGCAGTTATGTTGATGGGCGCTGGCGGTAATCCACGCCGAGTAGCTTGGTCTGATTTTGAAAACTATAACGGCTGGACGTTTAACGTAAGCACAGGTCAGGCTGGTTATATTGACCTAGAAGCCTCGTCACCGATTATTACAGGAGTTCGCGTTAAGGAAGGCGTTCTGGTTTTAACGCAGCACGAATGTTTTCTAGTGCGCTATGTGGGTGCGCCGTATTTCTATGGCGTTGAGAAACTCGGCTCAACCACGTTCTCTGCTCCTTGTGCAATTGCATCCGGCGGCTCTTACACTGTTTGGTTTGGTGAAGAAGGTTTCTGGGTTTACTCAGGTGGCGCTATTCGCCTTCTTGATTGCCCGATGTTTGGCGACATCAAACAGAACTATGACCCGCTTTATGGAAACTATCGCGCTCATATGCACGAAAATGGTGCGTTCCCTGAGTTTTGGTTTGATTACCCAGACATACATTCAACAGATGGTGAGCCAAATAACTACGTTATCTGGAACTATGCAGATAATTTGTGGATACGCGGAGAAAGAAGCGTAACCGCTGCAGTTGGTGCGGTAACGGCTAATTTTCCGATATTGGCTAAGATAGATAACAACGTCTATCAGTCAGAAGATGGCTGGACGGATGACGGCACATCTAGAGTTGGCAGCGTCTGGGCTGAAACATCTGTTTTAGATTTTGGCCAAGGCGACAATTACATAGAAATAAACCAAGCTCTCGTAGCCAGTGACCCAGATAGCGA